AACCAAAAGCACCCGGTCCCTCGGTTTACTTTAGATATTTTTGATCAAAAATTGCTTTTGACGACAGTCATCTATTCTTTTTTATCTATTTAGTAAGTATCTTTACGAAGTGCATAAGGTATAGAAAGCAAGTCTCCTAGTTCTTCATAGTCAACAATATAAAGTTGACCTACTACTTCTTCCCAAGTATAATTTCTATACTTACCTAGATGAAAGTTTGCTCCACGAAATCCCCAACGGAATACTTCTGTGCAGGCAATCAATGGGTGCTGATCATATGTTATGCGAGGTGTCTTTGCATTATAAACAAAGGTATAAAACTTTCCTGCATCTGGTATAGGTGTAACAGTATCATTCAACACTTGCATAATCTCAAGCATCATAACTTCTTGATCATTCGTTTTGTTATTGAGATCTGGAATGAGTTGTTCGATACGGTTCATTTGATTCCGAGTTCGTCCTCTGTGATGATCTTAAAATTAATTCTTCTGTCTTCACAAAACTCAACTGCAGCCTTCCACTTTGCTTGATTGACTGCATAGGTCTTACACTCATAGATGTATGACTTAGTAACTCTTGACCTTTTCTTAGGTTCTAGTGTTTGTCTTTTTGGTTTTACCTCAATCACATAAGTCTTAATCTGTCCCGTATTTTCCTGCACTTTGATAATAAAATCTGGAAAGTAACGATGAACTCTTTTATCTATTGGTGAGATGTATGGTATGTAAAATTCTTCACTACCCCACTCAAGAATGTTTTCATTTAAATCACAGTAATGACAGAACCTACGTTCCCAACTACTACGGCATATAATATTGTTGGGATTGCCTTTATATTTCTTTGGGAATGATGGTTTGTATTTACTTTTGATACTTTCGGCCATACATAATATATAAGGTTAAAAATTATTTATAAATGGCAAACCCCGTCGAAAAGGAAGTAAGAAGAAAAAGTGTCGATGATGTCAGAGCAAACTTGTTACGACCATCATTAACCTCTTATTTTGCTGTTCAAATTCCTCTTCCAACTAACGATGGAAAAATGATAAATCCAGAAGTTGAGAGAGGTTCTTGGTGCAGATCAGGGACAATTAAATCTTCTTTGCACTGATACATCTCTTCCTGGTTCACAACTAACCACGATGGATATTAATAATGATAGGACTGGTGTGACGGAGAAGCACGCATACCGTAGAATGTTTGATGATAGAATTGATTTTACATTTTATGTTGATGCCTCAAACTATCTTCCAATTAGATTTTTTGAAACTTGGATGAAAGGTATTATGAATGAAGATGAAAAATCTAAAAACATTAATTATAATTACAGACCCACATATCCAGATGAATACACTGCTGATCAAGGACTGAAAATATTTAAATTTGAAAGAGACTATAAACAATTTATGACCTATGAATTTATCAGATCATTTCCTTTGAGTATATCTTCGATGCCAGTATCATATAGTGGAAATGATTTATTAAAGTGTACTGTTTCTATGTCATACATTAGATACATTCAGAGTGGACCGAATAGTAATATATCATCTCCAGGTTCTCCCTTAGATGTCTTTAGTCAAGCAAGGGAAAGTCTTCTTAATGATCCAAATGCAAATCCATTTTCTTTTGAAAGGAATTTGGAGCACAATTACGCACTGGTGCCAACGATCTCTTGAGATCTTTCTCCAATATTGGTTAATAAATAACAATACTGAAATACATCTATAAGACATTATGCCTTTACCAAAGATTGCAACACCAACATATGAGTTGGAATTACCTTCAACTGGAGAATCAATTCAGTTCAGACCTTTCCTAGTAAAAGAAGAAAAAGTTCTTGTTCTTGCATTGGAAAGTGAGGATACAAAACAGATTACGACTGCAATCAAAGCAGTCATTAAAAGTTGTGTTCAGACAAAAGGAATTAAAGTCGAAGCACTTCCTACATTTGATATTGAGTTTCTATTTTTAAACATCAGAGGTAAGTCTGTCGGTGAAAAGATTGAAGTAAATATTATTTGTCCTGATGATGAGACGACAGAAGTTCCTGTAAGTATTGACCTAGATGAAATTCGTGTTCAAAAAAATGATGAGCACACTAGGCAAATTAAAATTGATGATACACTTATGATGGAGATGAAGTACCCATCTCTTGATCAGTTTATTAAGAACAACTTTGATTTTGAAAATAAGAATGCAATGGATCAATCATTTGATTTGATTGCATCTTGTGTTGATAAAATTTATTCTGAAGATGATGTATGGGCAGCAGATGATTGTTCTAAGAAAGAACTCAAAGACTTCTTAGAGCAGATGAATTCATCTCAGTTCAAGTCAATTGAAACATTCTTTGAGACTATGCCGAAGTTGTCACATAAAATTAAAGTGACAAATCCAAATACAGAAGTTGAAAGTGAAGTTGTACTGGAAGGACTCGCAAGTTTTTTCGCATAGCCCTGGTACATATGAGTCTTGTTAGTTATTTTAAACTAAACTTTGCCTTGATGCAGTACCATAAATACTCATTAACTGAGATTGAAAATATGATACCATGGGAACGTGACATTTATGTTGCGTTATTGGAACAGCATCTTGAAGAAGAAAAACTAAAACAACAACAAGCGAATGGCATCTAGGGCGACTCAAACTAACACTGGTATAGATCCACAGATAGCAGAGTTGCTTGGGTTAGACTTTACTGCCGACTTAGATCGTGAAGATTATATCTCTCTTCTGAAAGAGAGGATGATGGCTGGTAGAATGTCTAGCAGCAAACTATCATCAGAAGAGACTGAACTTATTACTGATGAATTTAAGAGAGTAAAGAGAGATACACGAAAGACATTTAAAGTAAAGAAGACAAAGATAACACCAGACTCATTTAAAAAGAAAACATCATCTCTTCGTGCTGGTGCTAATCAAAAATCACTTCCAGGAACTGGTAGGGGTGGAGCACTTACTGTAAGAAAAACTAAAGTTGATCCAGGTGCTCTGGTTAAATCTGGTGGTGAAGAAAAGGAACAGAGTATATTAGAGAAAATTTTAGCAAGTGTTAATTCAATCCTTGGAACTCTAAGGGAAGATCAGAAAAGTAAGAAAAAAATTGCAGACCAAGAAAGAAGAAAAGGAGAAAGATCAAAAAGAATAGGTAAAGAAGATAAACTTGAGAGTGGTATCTTCAAAGGTTTGTTAAAAGGTGTTAAAAAAGTCTTAAAACCAGTAGAAGGTATATTGAGTCGTATTCTTAAATTTATAGGAACAATTTTAATAGGAAAAGTTCTTAAGAAAGTTGTCGATTGGATGAGTGATAAAGAAAATGAAAAAAACTTAATGCTATGGAAGGTTCTTAAAGATACCTGGCCGCATTACTTGCTGGATTCTTATTGTTTGGAAGTGGTCTTACTGGTTTTATAACAGGACTTTTATTATCAGTAGCTGGATTCACTTTAAAACTTGGAGTTGCATTAACAAGACTTGCACTTGCACATCCACTTGCTGCAGCAGCAATTCTTGGTACAGGTGCTGTTGTCTATTCTGCATTAAAAAATGAGGGAACCCGTGAAGAAGAAAATAAAAAAGATGATAAAAATATAGTAACTCCTACTGAAACTAGAGAAAAGGGAGAGACACCTTCTGGTGCTCAGTTGATGGATGAAACGACTCGCCAAAGAGGATTTGGTGGTATGTTTAACTCTGGTGGAATTGTTCCTGGTAGTGGTCCCAATAAAGATACTATTCCAGCAATGCTCACACCTGGTGAGTTTGTTATGTCCCGTGGTGCAGTGCAGCAGTATGGTGCAGATACTTTATCATCAATGAATTCTATGGGTGGGGGAACAAACCGTCCAATGATTAGAGGTGGTGTAACATATGCTAATGGTGGTGGAATAGTTGATAAGAAACAGACATTACCACCAGATCAACAGAAAAAGATGGAGGAAAGAAGAGAGGGTAGAGGGAACTTCTTTACAAATATGTTTGGTGGTAAGAGTAAAGAAAAAACAAATGGTGGTGGTGGAAGTTTAAAAAAACTTACAGGACAAGACTACAGAGACCTTGCATTTATTGTTAGTGCAGAAGCACAGAGAGGCACTAACGATGAGTATGGAGTTGCTGCAGCAGTTCTGAATAGAGTTGCTGATCCAGCATGGCCAAATACGGTTAAAGCAGTTGGATCTCAAGCAGGTCAGTTTGAGGCTGTTTACAAAGGACTTGCGAAAGATGATCCAGAGTTAGCAGCAAAACTTGCATCAGCAGAAGGACAAGCAAAAATTGTGAAAGCAATGAAAATGTTGAAAGGTAGAACTGACTTTAAAGGAACAAGTCAGTATGGAAATATGGGTAAAGGTGATGTAAAGTTCTCAAGTCGAGGTAATTTTTATCATTATAAAGAACAGATAGGGAAATCTGATCCTCCACCAACACCACTTCCAAGTTATTATACAAAGTTTATTGGGACTGGTGGACCTGCTGTGTCTCTTGCTAGCACAAAAGCATCTGGGAGTGGTAGTAGTTCTGGTGGAGGATCTACATCTACAAAGGAAGGTGGATCTGGTTTTAGTGGACTTGAGATGCTTGCAAACATTGTTAATGCTCAAAATAAATTTGTATCATCAAAAACAACATCATCTTTAGGATCAAAACCATCACCACCTGCACCACCTGCACCACCAACTAAAGCATCACTAAAAGTTTCTGTTGTGAATTCTGGTGGGTCATCAGCACAACAAACTCCTATTTCTGAAACTGGTTCTTATGTTCCATCTATACCATCGGCACCTACTTCTCTAGACAAGAAGATTACTCTGCAGATAACTTAAGATATGGCATTAGCACTACTAGGAGGAGCAGCAAGAGCAGTGGGTGGACAAATGGCCAAGTCTGGTGGTAAGACTATGGCAAAAAAAATGATGAATCGTGGTGATAAGAAGCAAAAAAAATCTGTTAGTGGAGGATCAGCACAACAGGATAGGGGAATAAGACCAAAGACAACTTTGATTCCAGCATCTACTATGAAATCATCAGGGTCTAAAACTCCTGATGTTGCTGGTGTTTCTGGTGGTGGTAATATACTTGAATTAATTTATAACTCTGTTGTTCAGATTGATAAGATACTTAAAGGAACTCTAGCAGAAGAGAAAGCACTTACAAAGGAAAAGACAAAGCAAGATAAGAGAGAAGATCGTGATAAGAGAGAAGGTAAATTAGAGAAGAAAAAAACTAAAGAGGAGAAGAAACAAGAAGGATTGTCTCTTCCTGGATTAAGTTTTTTTGATAGAATAAAAAAATTTATTACTACTATTATTGGTGGATTTATACTACAGAAACTTGTTGATTTTGCTCCACAATTAGGAGAAATAATAAAAGTAATTAATACTGGACTTGATGTAGCTGTCAAAGCAATTCTTGGTGTCATTGATGCTGCAGGAACATTTGTTCTCGGTGCATATGACCTTTATGATAAAACTAAAAATTGGATTGGTGTAAAGGAAGGTGAGGATGCAAAGAAAAAGTTTGGAGAATTTGGTGAGAAATTAAAGAATCTTTTTAATGCTATTCTTATTGTTGGAATGGTTGCAGCAAAAGTAGGACCTAGAGGACCTAGAAAACCTGGAAGAAACCTTAGAGGAAAACCTGGAACTGGTTTTGGTAAAGGGTCCACTGCTGCACAGAGGACTAGGAATGCAAGAATTAGAAACATACAAAGAAAGCATGGACCAGCTGCAAGAAAAATATATGAAAATGCATTAAACAATGGAAAAACTCCATCACAAGCAGCTGCTGCTGTTAAAAGAGAACTTGGAAAAAGAATTGTATCTAGACCTGGTGCAGATTCACTATCTGCAAGATCTGCATCAAAAGGAAATGTTCTAAAAGGTGGATTGAGAAAAGCACCTGGAAGACTTGCTACAAAAATTCTTGGTAAAGCAGGAATTAAATTAGTTAAAAAAACATTTGGCAGAATCCCTATTATGGGAGGTCTCATTGTTGCCGTTGCATCATTACTTGGAGGAGAACCAATAGGACAAGCACTCTTTAAGGGTGTTGGTTCTGCTCTTGGTGGAGCACTTGGCACACTCATTCCTATACCTATCATTGGAACAACAATAGGAATGTTGGTAGGAGAATTTGTTGGAGATTTATTATATTCTTTAATACTCGGAAAGGGAGTTTCAGAAGCTGGAGAAAAACTTAAAAAAGCATTTGATGATGCTCTAATGACTGGTGGATTAATAGTTAAATATTTTAAAGAATCTTTTGGTAGACTATTTAAAAACTTCCCGACTATTGATGTGTCTGATGTTGGATGGGGAGCACTTCAAAAAGCACTGGCAGTAGTACTTCCATTTCTTGATGAAGATAAAGATGGAAAAGTTGAAAAGATACCAGATATTTCAATATTAAATCCAATTTTTAATCCTTATGGTTTTGCCACCAAATTAATTCCACACGCAGCAGCATCATTCTTCCCTGCTATTTTTGGTAAGGGAGGAACTGCATTTGGAGATTCTAAGAAAGCACCGAATAATGATCCCGAGAAGTCAACTACTCAACTATCAACTGGGGAGGCATCAAATCTTGCAGGTGAAGCAGGTAAATTTATAGAATCAAAACTCTCAAGTCCAAAAGATTATCAAGCAATCACAGAACACCCAGACTTTGGTGGAATAAGGGGAGGACACTCTGCAAATTCATATCATTATTCTGGTAGAGCAATTGATATTGGTGCATGGGATTATGAGCAAGGTCCAATTGTGGATGTGATTAATCAGTTTAATAAAATGAAAGGAATATCTCCTGCTGAAATTATAACAGCAAAGCAAGATCCTACTTATCATGGTAATCATGTTCATGTAGCATATAGAAAAGGTGGAATGACTCTTGATGGTCCACACATGGCAATGCTAGGTGAGGAAGGAAAAGAAATTGTTATTGATAATGATAGTAGTATTGCTAAAGTAACCCCAATGCTTCTTGCAATTAATGCTGCTACAGATGAAAAGGGAGTTATGAAAGCAATTTCAGATTATGCTCCGTATGAAGCAGGTGGTGAATCAACTGTCATTATAAATCAAAATCAAATTCCTGCTAGTATGATGCAACAAAAACAATCACCATCAGCACCAATCATTATTCCTATTGGAAGTGAGGATCCCTTTGCTAGTGCTTATGCGAATTGTTAAATATAAGTAAGAGGTAATATTAAATGTCAGACGCAGTAACACCAAGGTCAGCCACACCATCCATACCAAAAACAATTACAATTACTTCTAATGAAGATAAAAGTAAGAAAGCTGATTTGGTTGGTGGATTAATATCTATTGCATACTTTGAGAGTTTGATGAGTGATACACTCAGGGCTACTATCACATTTACTGATACTGGTATTAATAATTCTGATAAAATTAAAGAAAGTATATTAGAAGGACTTCCAATTGTAGGACAAGAAAAAGTTGTATTAAAGTTTGAAGATAATAATAAGGTTACTATTGGTGATAAACCTGAACTAGTGATGTATGTTAATAAGGTCACACCTATATCTGATGACACTAGAAAAACTCAAATTCAACTTGATCTAGTTTCGGCAGAGTTTATAAGAAATGAAAAAACAAGAATCACAAAAAGATATGATGGAAAAATATCTGATCACGTCAAGCAACTTTTGACGGAAGGAAATAGTATTGGACTTAAAACTAAAAAAGATGTTAGTGATATAGATGAGACACTAAACAATTACAATTATATCGGCACAATAAGAAACCATTTTATATTATTAACTGGTTATCTAGAAATCAATCTCTGCAGAAATCAAAAGAGGAAAGAGTGCAGATACTTTTCTTGAGACTGCAGATGGATTCATTTAATCTATTGATAGTTTGTTGCACAAGAGCAAA